GTAGGCTGATCATAGATACGAGGAAGGATCGAAAGGACTTCTCCTCCGACCCTAAGGGCAAGTACACGCTCTTAGGGAAGGAGATGGAGTACGTGCAGAAGGATTCGGGATCAGGAATTAACTTCCTTTTCTCGTTCTCTTCCGCAATGCAAGACATTTGCCTTGGCTTGGCAGACAGGTATGAACCTGTCTACCTCCCGAGGCAGATCTTCGGCGTCGGTAAGCCACCTTCGGGGTGGAGTATCGACTCGTGGGTCAATGCAATTCAGTCTCAACGTTCGTGGCCCAGAAGGACGACGATCGCTGTGATGAAAGAAATGTTGGGTGACACCAGACAGCTCCTCACAGAGCTGAGAGGAGTCGTCCGCGAGCAGCCACACTTTGCAGGTGAAGGCGTCGTGGAAGTCCTCAGTATACCTGAGGACGACCCTATCAAAAGGTTCAGAATTATCAAGAAGTCCGATTGGGAAAAATTCCCACCCGGAGTTGTTGAAAAATTGGTCAACGGGAATAGGTTGGTGCGCGAGAGCAAGCTCTCCGCATACTACTTGTTCCACCGCAGAATGACTGGCATCCTGGAGCAACAAGTCGACCTCTTCGAGGTCGCCAGGTCCCTTTCTACTGAGACCGCACCCTTCTCCTCGCAGGAGGAAAGGGATGTGATCACGCGGTTTGTGAGAACCTACCGAGACAAGCCATGGCTTCTCCGCAAGGAGATGTCAGAGGATTTGTATCCGGAAGAAATCATCAAGATCATGGCTGATGCCGACCCGCTGAGGGTCGACATGGAGCTAGGATACATGAAGAGATTCACGTCTAGACCGAGGTCAGACACGCCGTACAAGCGTGATCTCGACCAGCTCCAGGCGTGGTTCGATGACAATTATGAGGATGTACTTGCGGGGGTGCGCCCAGAGGACCCACCTCCACAAGCCATCATTAGTGATGATGAAATTATCATTGACATTATTGTGAATGGTAAATTCAAAAACTACCTGATAGTGACTGACGATATTCGTATGGCCCGGAAGGCCGCACGGATGTCGCCAGAAAAATTGATCATGAGGGTTTCTTGTCATGACTGGGTGCACCATTCGGCGCCCGACAGGCAGTACAAGGAAGTTCTAGAACCCGCGTTAAGATCTCACACAGAGATCTTAATCGACGGGGGCTCCCTCGAAACATTTAATGATTCGACCGGTGCCACGTACTCCTACGGAGTACCTGTCATCGATCCACTGATTCGTGAATGGTCTGGCGACGTCGCAAGGCGGCCGCCCAAGCAACAAGCTGAGATTTACTCGAAGTTTAGAGCGAGACCAAAGATCACAGAGAGTCTACTCTTTGACACCATTGAAGTGATGTCAAGGAAAGGCTCGTTTTTAAGGAGTAGACTTACCACCACCTCTTGAGGTGTAAGTGGGCCTACGATTTAACAGGATAACCCGAATTTCACGAGGACACCACGTGAGCTCTTCTAAACAGAGGAGGCGCGCGGCGGCCTTGTGGCCGTGAAAACGGATTTACCCCATCTTGTCTGCCGGCTTTCAAGCCGGGAGGCTAGGGTGGGAATTCATTCAGTCGATAGAGGGTCTAGATCCCGTAAGGGGCGAGATCCTCTTCGAAGACGATGTCTCGATGCTCTCGTTCGATTGGACGAAAGCAACGGACAACCCGTCTCATGCTTCAGGTGTCGCCGTCATGGGGCCAATCTTGCGAAAGATTGGACTCGATGAGGAGACGATTCAAGTGATTCTAAGGACATGGGTAGGTCCAAAAGACCTATACATGAACAAAGTCAAGGTCGGCACAATGGTTAGGGGGATCCCAATGGGAGACCCCCTAACCAAGACAAATCTTTCGCTTGCGCACCCGATCTGCGATCGGTACGCGAAGCTCAAAATCGGCCGTAGAG